ATGGCAACAGTTAAATTCTACCTTGATAAAAGAAGGCAAAAAAAAGACGGGACTTATCCTCTAAAGTTGAACGTGTTCCATAATAAACAAATAATGATAGCTACACAATTAAGCGCATCGTATAAAGAGTGGGCTGGAAATGAGTATTCCGTACGGGCACAAAATTATAAACCAAGAAACATTGTCGCTCGCGGGATAATAAACAAGGCGGAAACTGTAATATTAACGTTGGAGCAACAGGGTAAGTTGAAATCAACAACGGATGCATCATTAAAAAAAATGATCGAAGAAGCCATAAGTAATAAGACCCAAAACGAAAAGACATTCTTATACTATCTTGATGAGTTTATATCAAAAAAGAATAATCAAGGTACCAAGACCGTATATACAACCACAAGGAACAAGATTAAAGAATACGATAGCCGCTGTACATTTGAAAGCATGGATAAATCGTGGCTTGAAAATTTTGAAGCGTGGATGGCAAAGACGATGAAAGTTAACGCCTACGCTATTCATTTACGGAACATACGCACCGTATTCAACTATGCCATTGATGAAGAGTACACGACATTGTATCCATTCAGAAGATTTTCAATAAAAAAAGAGGAAACCCGGAAACGCAGCCTCACAGTAGAACAGCTTAGATTATTAAGAGATTACCCATGTGAGGAGTATCAGATAAGATATAGAGATATATTTATGCTTATGTTTTACCTTATAGGGGTAAATGCAGCCGATTTGTTTAACGCAAAACATTCCGCATTGGTAAACGGTCGCTTTGAATACAAAAGGGCTAAAACGGGGAAATTATACAGCGTAAAAGTAGAACCTGAGGCTATGGATATAATAGAAAAATATAAAGGGAAAAGCTATCTTCTCAATATAATGGATGAATACAGGAATTACAAGGACTTCCTGCATCGAATGGGGATAGGACTAAAGCAGATCGGGAAACTTGAACGAAAAGGATTAGGCGGGAAAAAGATAAGAACCCCTCTGTTTCCTGATTTATCCTCTTATTGGACGCGTCATACTTGGGCCACAATAGCATCTGAGCTCGACATTCCCAAAGAGGTAATAGCGCATGCTCTTGGGCACAGCTGGGCAAATAGCACTACAACGGATATATACATACGCTTTGATAATAAGAAGGTGGATGAAGCTAATCGAAAGGTAATAGATTACGTAAATAAAAAATAAGCAAGCCAATTGCCTGCCTATTCTTTCACGAAGTCAACTTTGTAATCCAATGCCTTTGCAATTTTGGAAAGAATATCTATACCCGTACTGTATTTTCCAAGCTCTATACGGGCTATGTTTCCGGGAGCAATCCCAGTTAACTCGGATAATTGCGCTTGCGATATTCCTTTTGCCATGCGAAGCTCTGCTATTCGCTTACCTATTCGTTCTCTGTCATTCATGGTTATCTGATTACTGCATCCTCTATTCTCGCAGGATATGGTCTGCCTAATTCATTCTTCACATTCACTCTTTCAAGATCGATGGTAAGACCGGATATGTCTATACTTGCCTCTTCTGCCAATTCTCTTACTTGGTCTTCGTCACGAGCTATCGCATGGTACAATATAGTATCGCTGTGTTCTTCGTCAAAAATATTATAGCTATTCATATTATTTGCCCGTCATGCCGATAGCGCAGCATTATATATTATAATTTAATTTCGTTTCCGATTGCAAACTTAGCAAGGCAATAAGCCTGTTTTTCAGAACACTTCATATATTTATCAACTGATTGACAAATTGAAGCAATAAAGTCATTTCCGGATTCTTTAGCTTTCATTTCAATCTTAGAAAGCATTTCTGCTGAAATCTGATAGCTCATAGAGTTTCTGTCACCGGATGCGCATCCATTAATCCACATCATTTTGTTTTGAATTTCTTCAAGTGGGGCTAAAGCTTTTAATTCTGCCTTTTTGGGTGATTTTTTCAAGGAAACACCATTTTCGTCGGTAAGGTTGAATGCCATTTCTTTTTTTGAGAATCCAGCCTCATAAGAAACTTCTACATAGCCGGTTGATTTGGTGATAATACGAGTGATAGTACCTTTTTGACCTTTTTTGTTGAAAACAACTTGATTGATAGTAATCATAACTTTATGCCGCTTATCCGTTGCCGCCGGTTCTATTGTTATTTGATATTGCAAATATACTATCAAATTTGATAGTAAGCAAGCGAAATAAACTTTATTTTTTATGCTATACAACATGTAAGTCGCAATAAGACATTAATATTAACGAAATAAATTGTAAATATCACATATTGTTTATTATCTTTGCAAAAGCATGTCAAGTGGCATGTGTACCCATACTGACGAAAATACATGAAAGGACTTACAATCAAACAAGAAAACTTCTGCAATTATTACATTGAAAGCGGTAATGCTTCCGATGCTTATCGTCGTGCCTATTCGTCCGAGAAGATGAAAGACAAACAAATATGGGAAGAATCTTGCAAACTGCTATCCCGCCCAAATGTAGCCCAAAGGGTGAAAGAGCTCCAGGAAGAGCAGAAAAAAAAATCCGATATCACCAAAGAGGAAATAATCAAGTTGTGCGCTGATGTTATCAGAGGAAAGTCCATTACTGACTATACAGAAGAGTATGACGGAAAGAAGAAAGTAAAAACCGTTTCCAAAACATGGGCAATAGAACGCGTATGCAAGATGTTCGGTCTTGACGAGCCTACGAAGATTGATTTGAAGAGTATGCTTTTTGACGTCGATACAGGAGATGAGTAAAAATGAAAAGATCACATTTGATTATCGGAAATTCAATCCAAACTTTCATCATTTAAAAAAAGCATTAAAAGATGATGACATCCGGTTTATCTTCTTGATCGGTGGCTCTTCTTCGTCCAAATCCTTTTCGGTTGCACAGGCTATATTATTGTTTTGCTTATCTGACGGATATAATACTCGTGTTTATAGGAAGACCGGTGCAACCATAGCGGACAGCATATATAAAGCATTTAAGGAAGCAGCTAACAGTCTCGGCGTTTCAAAAGCATTTGATTATAGGGAAAACGCTATTAAATGCTTCAACGGCTCATATATCACATTTAGCGGTCTTGATGATCCTGAAAAGATAAAAGGTCTTGAAAGTTATCAGTTTGTCGTATGCGAAGAGTTGAGTGATTTTGCCGAAGCTGACTTCAAGCAGATAAAAAAACGTTTAAGGGGCCGTTTGGGCCAAAAGATAATATCCATGTTTAACCCCATATCAGAGGAGCACTGGATAAAGAAGAATGTGTTCGACAAAGAGGACTTGCACGAGGTCGACAATTATCTGTATGGTATTAAAAACACATTGACAGGAGATGTATTGTCAAAGGAATACACTACAATAACCAAAAAACTTATTAACTCTCCCCGCATAATAACCAACCCACGTACAGGAGAAGAGGAAGTGCATGCGCCTGATACGTTGATATTAAAGTCTACCTATCTTAATAATTTTTGGGTTGTCGGTTCTCCTGACGGCACTTATGGTTTTTATGACAGGCAGGCGGTTGCCGATTTTGAAAAGGATAAAAATAGAGATTATAACTATTACCGCATTTACGCTCTCGGAGACTGGGGTAGCATAAGGACTGGCGGAGAATATCTGTACGCATTTGATGCAGGAAAACATAGGGGGAACTATCCGTATGATCCTAAAATACCCATTCATATATCGGTTGATAATAACGTACTTCCATATATTACCGTAACGCTATGGCAAAAAAACGACAACAATTTCAGGCAGATACACGAAATATGCGCGGAAGATCCTAATAATACCGTTACTCAGGCAGCGTCAATGACAAGGGACTGGCTTACGTCTATCGGGTATGCAGATGTGTTATTTGTTCATGGGGATGCCACTACAAGAAGCGGTAATACAATAGACGATGAAAAGAGGTCATTTTTGGATAAGTTTATTGAGTGCTTGGAACAGAGGTTTGTAGTTAATGACTGCGTTCCCGCCTCCAACCCTTCAGTCGCTTTGTCGGGTGAGTTTATAAACGCCATATTGTCCGGTAATCTATACGGGATAAACATAGGCATAGACGATTCTTGCAGAAAGTCTATAAGAGACTATGAGAACGTGAAGAAGGATGCTAACGGGGCTATTTTAAAGCAAAGGATTAAAAATAAGGAAACCGGGCAAAGCTATGAGGAGTTTGGACATTGTACGGACACATTTAGATATGTTATTGTAGATGTGTTCAAAGATGAATATACAAGATTCTCCCTCAAGAGGAAAAGAAGTGTTCAATCCGAAGATGATGTGTTGTACTTTAATGCGGATGCAGCCGGAAGCGAGTTATTATACGTTATTCCTGACAATTTCGGAATGATGACCGCTGTATCGTGCGTTATACATGATTACATAGATATAAAGGATGTAGTATATCATGGCTGCTATGACAGCGATATGTTATTCAGATGTGTTGAAAACGCAAATGGGCTTGTTATATTCGAGTGTGAAAAAGCATTCTTCCATACAGTAAGGGAGTTGAGGGAATTAAGGGAAATAAAGGTAATATCTTCTTCATCCGATTACAAGCTTAGAATAGAGGCTAACAAAGACTTTATCAGGAAGAAAGTAAGGTTTTCAGGCGGTTATGAAAGTAATGCTGATTATCTGTTATTTATGAATGAATTTTTGGACTACAACGGTAAGAACAGCGCCTCTGCTATTAACATCATATCCGCCATGTCCAAGTATATAAGAAAGAATTTTTTTTAAATTGTTATTTTTACTTAGTCTAAATAAAAATAGTTCGTTTTTTATTTGCTATTCAATATGTTAGTTAGTATATTTGCATAAAATAATAGCCTTTGGTATGTTAAGTAACATACTACCCATTGTTGAACTAAAAGACCAAAGGCGATAATCATGTATATGGTTGTTGCCTTTTTTATTTAAGCATGAATTTATCTTTTGAGACAAAGAATTTTCATTTATCTATTGGAGGCAAGTCCAAAGATTTAATCAGCGACAAACAGGGGAATGTCTACGGATATGTGCGCAACACGCTATATGACATCGCCTCTCCTTATGTAGCCTCCGGTAACTTCATAACCCTATACGAATCTGTGCCGGAAGTGTTTTTTCCGGTAAGATATTTGGTAGACAAGATTGTCAAGGGTAATTTTATCCTGAAATCGACAAAGGATGATTCGGTCGTATTCAACAATGACAGCATAAACAAGTTCTTGACACAACCAAACGCATTGCAATCATTCGATGAGTTTGTATCACTTCACTTTTTATATAAATTCCTGACAGGCAATTCCTTCATCAAAGCATCTGTGTTTTCAGAATCACAAAAAGAACTATGGAAAAGGTGCGATGATTATTGGGTCCTTCCATCCGGCAGCGTTGATATTGTAGCATACAACAATGCTCCCTTGTTTTCTCCGGCAAGTGTATCTGATATAATCCAATATTACAGACTGTCTTATTCCGGTATTATGGATGATATGCCGCCGGAAACTGTTCTTCATGTGAAGGAGCCTAATGTAAATACCTTTACCTGTAACCTCAAGGGACAAAGCAGGCTTGTATCACAGATAAAGCCTATATCCAATCTTATATCTGTGTATGAAGCAAGGAATGTTATATACACCAAGAGAGGCGCTCTCGGCATCATTGTATCAAGAAAGAAAGATGAAACCGGGACAGTCGCTCTAACTCCTGACGAGAAAAAGAATATCCGCGAAGAATACAATACTGTGTACGGATTAGGAGAAGATAAATATCCGGTAGCAATAATAGATACAGATACGGACTTTATTCGAACCTCTATGAGTATTCAGGAATTGCAACCGTTTGACGAGACGTTGCAGGATGCCATATCAATAGCCGGTGCGTTCTCTATACCTGCGCAGCTTGTGCCAAGAAAGGACAATAGCACTTTCAACAATCAGCAAACAGCGGAAAGAAGCGTCTACTACAACATCGTTATCCCGGAGGCTAAATCTTTCGCAAGAAGCCTTACCCGATTCTTAGGACTTGAAAACAGCGGTTTGTACTTAGATGTGGATTATTCAGACGTGGATGCCTTGCAATCAGGAAATAAAGAGAGACAAGAGACTTTAAACATTATCTCGGTAAAATGTAAAAACGAGTTTCTTAGCGGGGTAATAACCCTTAATGATTGGCGGGCACAGATAGGCGAATCAAAGGTTTCAAACCCTTTATACGACAAGCTCATATTGGAAATGAGCGATCAGGAAGTGGAGAGAATCAAAGGTATTATTTTTTCAGGTAACACAAAATCAAATAGCAATGGAGCAGCTTAGAGACATAACATGTAAGACAAGGACGAACGATGTTGACGAGAAAGGCATTGTAACTGTCGCTGTAAACGGAATAGGCATTCAGGATGCGGATGGTGATATATCGGCTAAAGGTTCTTTCAATAAGACGTTGAAAGAAAACTTCAGCAGGGTTAAATGGCTGTATAATCATGACAGAGGCATTCTGCTCGGATGTCCGATAGAGGGTAAAGAGATTGACGGAAACCTTGTTATGACAGGTGCTATCAATTTAAAAAAACAGATAGGACGAGATGTGCTGGAGGACTACAAACTTTACGCAGAATACGGAAAGACCCTTGAACACTCTATCGGGGTAAAGGCTATAAAGAGAGACGATAAAGATAAAAGAATTGTAAAAGAATGGTCTCTATGGGAATACTCAACCTTATCATCATGGGGAGCCAATCCGCAAACCTTTCTTATTGATATTAAGAACGCAGACAAGCAGACAATTCAGGAGCATATAGGTTTCCTTAAAAAAGCTCTTACGATGCGTTATTCCGATGATAAATTAAAAGAATTAGACATGAATTTAAGTTTGGTAGAAAAGGCATTATCCGGGCAGGATATTGTGACGTGTCCTCATTGCGGGCTTTCCTTTGATTACAATAGTGTGCCGGAAGAGACATTCGAAAACCAAGTATTGGACAGTGTAGGGAATTATACACGTTGGATAGCAGAGGATGTAGTGTCTGCGGAAATGGCAAAGCTTAAACCGGAGATACAGGAACAGGTTCTTAATATCGTATCGTCAAAGAAAAGCATCGAAGAACTTGCCGCTTATGTAAGGTGTCCTAAATGCTATGCAAGGATTTATAAGAGTTTCATAAACAAGAATACAGAGCCGCCGGAGGGCACTCACCAAGAAGAAAGCCGCAAAAGCACTTTTTCATTGGAGGGACTCGCTATTAAAGGTTTAATATAATAATTAGAAGAAATGAATTTGATTGAATTTGCAAAAAAAGAAAACGAATTGACATTGGAGGAAAAGCAAACTCTTGGTACAATTCAAAAAAAGGTGAATGATACGGTGGAGGAGCTTCTCAAGGGGCTTATCTCTGAAAGTTCATTCAACGAGAAAATGAAAAGCGTAGATGAGCAGCTTAAGGCCCTAAACGAAGATGGCAAGGTTGGTCTTGCTGTTAAGGAACTGGGCGAGTTCAAAGAAGAAATCAAAGAGTTGTCAAAACAGCTGGAAGTGTTGAAGGCAAAGGGCTTTAACGTAAACGGAAACTCTAACAATCTTGGCAAAAAGATTGATGAGTTCTTGGATTCAGAGAAGTTTAAAGACTTCTTGGACGGGAAAACAAAGAGTTCAGGCCGCTTTGACATTGATTTGAAAGATGTGACAGACCCGGTCAGCATGACTAATAACTATGCCGGAGACAAGCTAATCACTCGTCAAAGCAGCCTTGTTGTAACTAAGATCAATGAAGGAGCGCACATTCGCGACATCATGACCGTAGACCAGGGAGACCCTGCATATCCTACAATCACATTTACGCAGATCTACGATCTTGACAGAAACGCTGCTGCTGTTTCAGAGAACGGAAGACTTCCTGAATCTTCATTCAAGATCAAGGAGCAGACCGTTGGCGTGTGCCGCATTGGTACTTATGTTCCGTTGAGCAAGCGATTGCTTAAGTCTCGTATCTATGTACGCTCATGGCTTATGAACCGTCTTACCTCTTGGGTTAGAATGGCTGAGGATTTCCAAATCATGTTCGGTGACGGACAAGGCGATAACCTGAAAGGTATTGCAAACTACGAAGATATTCTTCCGGCAGAAAATATAATAAGCAAAGACGTGGTAACCGGCGCTAAGGGTTCTGTTAAGTCGGTAAGCACTTACAATGGCGGCAAACAGTCCATTGTTGAGTTTACAGAAGCACAGCCTGAAATCATGGACGGTCAAAAGATTACGTTTGCAGGTTCTTCCGTTGAAGGTTTCAACTCTACTTATGTTGTTCATAAGATGAATGACAGAAAGATTGTTGTTGACTATGCATACGCTGCCGTAGCTGATGCGACATCCGCTGTCACATTCACAGTTAAGAACAACCTGTTCAATTCTGTTGTATCTCCTAATATCGGCGATGCAATCAATGCTATCTTCGCAATCATGACCTATGCGGAATACACGCCTTCGTTCATTGCGCTTAACCCGTCTACCGTATTCGATGCAGAAACGGCAAAAGATACATCCGGACGATCTCTCGGCCTTGTTACTACCGTTAACGGTGTCAAGTATATTTCCGGAAGACCTATTATTGAAACAACGAAGATCAACCCGGGCAAGTATTTTGCAGGAGATATGACAAACGGAGCTTCTCTGGTCGACTGGAGCAATCTTAGCGTTGAGTTTGCAGAAGATGTGGAAACAAAGCTCCGCAATACTGTTGTCCTCATTGCACAGGAAGAGGTTCAGATGCCTGTTTACAACCCGGCTGCATTTACATACGGTAATATTGCCGATGTGATAACTGCCATTAAAGTTGCTGCCTAATGGATAAGGTTATAATTATACGAGGTAGTCAACTGGAAGTAGATAAGATCATTCAGGAAAACCGAATAAGGAAGGAAATGGGGCTTATTTCCATTGAGGAAGGCACCCCTAAATCTTCCGAAAAACGCGAGATTCCTGAAAAACGAGAAAAGACATCTCCGGTTGCGGACAATAAAAATGTTTAATTATGCTCATTGATTATGCTTTTTTTCAAGGGCCGCTATTTATTAGCGGAATAATTTCTCCGGATGTTGCTCCGTCATTGACAACATCTGCTATAACAGGAGATGTGAACAACTATATATCCTATTATGAGACGGAATACCTGATAAAGGTTCTTGGTAAAGAAGTATATGAACAATTTTCCGAATATCTCCAGTCAGAAGAGAAAGAACCTGTAAAACTGTGGGATGATTTAAAGAGCATGCTGGTTGGCACTATGGGAGGGATGAAAATCTCTCCTATTGCCAATTACATATACTTTTTCTACGCAAGAAACCATCAATGCGATGTAACCGTCAACGGTGTAAAGAAAGACAGCGATGTCGGTGATCTTGTATCTCCTATGGGGAAAATGGTTTCTGCATGGAATAGCATGGTTATAATGAATGCGGACCTCTATAAATGGCTTGATACGCAACATATAGAGGGATGGACATTCGATAAATCATTATTGAAACCTGTAAACACATTCAATCTATGATAGTAGAGATTTTCAGCGATATATGCAGAAAAGTGTCTTCCGAAGTTGGGTATGACGTGAATTATATATTCGGCGACAGTACATATATAAGGGAGGCCATCCTGACGCAAAAGAAGATACCACAGACCGCTACAAAACGCTTTCCTTTAATCGGGCTTTATACGCCATTCGTAGAGGATAAGACAGATAGCAAGGTGTATTGCAAGGCTGATGTCAATATAATCATAGCAGTAAACACGCTCAAGGATTACACCAATGAGCAGCGTATAGAAGTATCTTTCAAGGGTTTGTTAAGACCGTTGTATGATGCTTTAATCAAGGAAGTGGGTGCTGAAAAAAGGTTTGATTTTGGATATTCGGGGCATGTGGCTCATTCTTATTCGGAAAATCTTGTATTCGGTCGAAGAGGTGCTTTTGACGCTGACGGAAAGGAGATTGAAGAAAAGATTGATGCTATTGAAATAACTAATTTAAGTTTAACGGTAAAAAAAATAAAATGCTATGGCAACAGATTATAGACAATGTCCGGGGGTTGCAACCTTTAATACGGGAAATTCCGTATGCGTGTTAGACCCCGGCAAGGTAAAAGCTATCATATTGGTAATGCATGGGTATAAGTTGCCCAAAACTCTGACAGCGGACGCTTTGGAAGCGGCCTGTCATGCAGACAGACCGGGAAGAATATTTCCGATTAAAACGATTGTGGAATACGCTCCATCAGGCGGGGAAGCGCAAACCTCAGCGACAGGTTACGGACCTACAAAAATCACAGGATACTCGCCCAAAAACGATGTATGGACGCTTGAAAATTACGATGCAAGCCTCAAGGCTAATCTTATGGCTGCAAAGAATACAGCGTTTGATGCATATTTTGTGGACGAGAACAACGTGATATACGGCATGAACGACGGTACGGAAGAACTGGCCGGAATCGAACTGTCCGGCGTATATCCGGGCGGTCAGGACTGGGATTCTTCCGGCACAGAAGCCAACCTCACTATTGCAACGATGTTCAAGGATTACGAGAAGTATATCAAGAACGCTGGTGTAAAGGCTTGTGACTTTGACGTTGTCGGAGCGCTGAAAGGGCTTGTTTATGTTGAGCTGGTTTCAACAGAATCAAAGAAATACAAGCTTGTTGAGCACTTCGGAAGACTTGATATAACCCCATACTACGGAGCGTTGCTTCAAGAAAATGCGACTACTGCATTACCCGGTGCAACAAGTGTATCCTACGCAAACGGTGTTATTACCGTAGGCGAGGGAGAACCGACACTTGCTTCCCCCTCTGTGTTGCAAGGAGCCGGAATCACAGGCATAGAGGCTTGGGGATGAAAGTAGAAGGAATTACATTCAACGATGAGAGAGTAAGAAACATGAAGAAGAGGGACTTCATAAACTCTCATAAGGATGTGTTTTTTCTTGACCGTCCGATAGAGGAGCGCGAAAAGGTGCTTTCTTCCATTTACGAGGATATAGCCTCTTCCGGTGCTCAAAGGCAGAAGAAAGACGGTGATATGTAACTGTGTTGTGTATATTAATTAGGGGTGTTCATTTCGTTCACCCCTTAATTGTATTTGTTATGGCTAATATAATTGATGCGGAAAAAGCCGTAAAACAGTTCGTTGAGGGGTTTGAACCTATGATACGGGGTGTAATGGTAGAAAACAGGGAGGAGGTTTCACAATATATCGTAGAGCAGTTATGGTCAGGTATTAACGGAGACGACAAACCATTACGTCCTACCTACTTCAATGATCCATATTTTAAAACAGAGGAGGCCGGATATTGGTATAAAAACGCAAAAGGATATGCAGCTTTTAAGGAAAAGAACGCCCCGCTTATGCATTCTGATTTAATAAACGCACCTGTCAGTTCAAAGGGAACGCCTAACCTTATAATTACAGGTGAGTTTCACGATTCAATTACGGCTACTCCGACAGACAAGGGGCTAAAAATAGGAAGTGAGGGTGTCAGTTTCAGCAGCGACATAGAAAAGAAATACGGTCAAGCAATTTATCGTGTCGGTTCCTATGCCCGGAAAACATTTTTTAGAAGATGCCTAAAACAAGGTATTGAAGATTATTTCAGAAAATTCGGCTTGTAATGGGGTGTGCGTGCGAAAACAAAAAGAGAATGGCAGACATAGCCAATATGAGGATGCTTGCAAGGAAAGTGGCCCAAATGGAGGGTAAGGTGTATGTCTTGTATGAGAATGGCGGAATATTCAATTTCTGCCCGCGGGGAGAGATGTTTAAAGGTGTATTTATAGAGTATGTTTGGTTCTGATATTAAAAATAGAACATCATTTTTTGTATAACCCCCGTAATTTTTCTGCCTTCAAATTGAAAAATATTAAAAATAGAACAAAGGCGGGAGTTACCCCGCCTCTTAAGTTTACTTTTTAAGCCCCATTATTATCCGCATATTAGGCATTACTGTTTTCTCAACTCTGTGTGTCTTTGTGCCCTCTGTTGGGGTATCCGCTTTATTTGTTCTTCCACGCTTTAGCTCCTTTATCTCTTCCTGCAATTCATCCACGCGTCCTGATACGATATTGTAAGCTTCCAGTATATCGCTTATGTATCCTACAACGTATTGCATGTTTTTCAACTCTCTAAGAACCTGTTCATGTTCTTCTGATACTATACTCATTTGTCTCACCAAATCGGATGTATTTGTTCTCATATAGATAAAATATTTGTTTTAGGTTTAAAATCAGCACATCGGCTGTGATTGTAATGTTGTTTGGGTTGAATTTAACCCACTGGGTTGTTTGGGTTATTTTATTTTTGCCGTTTTCCCGTCAGAAGGCTTTCCACCGAATAAATAATTAATGTAAGCAAGTCCTTTGGGCTTACAAAGTACCTTTTGATATAATATGTCGGGGTGACTGTCTCTGTGTATCGGTGGTAACAGCGTCATTTCAAAATACCCTGCGTCAATGTACTTTTGTTTCGGTTCGTTCCTGTCTTTAAAGAACACATCTGCTTCCCTTAGCTTCTTAAAAAGGGTGTTTCTCCCAAAACCGAGGTTGAGAATTTTTGCGGCTTGACCTATGTCTACTTTGCCCTCTGCTTTGAAAGCGGCTTCGGCAAAGTCGGCTTTGGGCTGGAGCTTGATAATGGCTTTGTCTTTCTGCTCGATTTGCTTTTGTTGCTTCTCTGATTCGATACGTAGATGCTCCTTTTCTTTTTCGGATGCTACAAGCGCTTCCAATGCTTCAATGTAAGTTTGTGGAGTTTGGATAGCCTTTTTTTCGTTTTCGAGATACTCCAATCGGTTAATTATTTTTTCACGCAGAACTGCATCATAACCTGATGCGAGAATAAGACATCCCTTTGGGGTGAGATTGAAACAAGGACTTTTCCTATTAGATTTGTCAGTGTAATAGGTCTCCACAAAATTGTGGGCAGCTACTCCCTGCTTGAGTAAATTCCTGATGTCTCGCAAGATAGCATCATGTCTTTTACCTGTGACCTCTGCAATTTCAAGAGAGGTCATACCTTTTAAATTTGGAATTAGTTCATTCGTTGTGTCAAGCATATTATAACGAATTATGATAAAAAGAAACCCTCCGTAGGTGTGCTTGACACAACATACGCAGGGCATAGAAGTCGCAGATTGTTTCCTTTCTGCCACCTTAGAGGGTTTCCCAATATCTTGTACAAAATTTGTTCGCTTTATTTTGCCCAAGAGTTATTATGTTGTATCAAGCACCGCAAAGATAGCTATTATCTTTGAAATACCAAACCTCTTATTGAAAAATAAATTATAGTGATTACCCTATTTATAATCATTCTAAATTGTGAAGATTTATGCCAAATATATTGTCAAAACGGTTTATTTAAGGTTACTTTGCAAACAAAACTTAAAACGTGTTTATTATGAAAAAGATTTTGGTATTGTTGACTATTTTATGCTATTGTGTATCTATGAGTTCCCAAGTTATGAGGGCAGAGGAGTTGGAAGAGTATGCAAAAGAAAGATATGGAGACAGCTGGGTTGAAGCAGCTGAAACGTTATCATCCCAATTAGTCCTTGATAAAAACAACTCTTTGACCTATACGCAAATAGTAGATTGTGGAGAAGCCACTAAAGAACAATTATATGTAATTTTGAATTATTGGTTCACCGCAACATTTAATGACGCAAATTCTGTAATAAAATTAAACGATAAGGAATTAGGAACTATAATTGGAGAAGGATTTGTAGATGGCATAGCTGAACATGTAGGAGGAATGAGCCGATACAAGGTGAGTATTACTCCTATTATAAAAGTTGACATAAAAGACACTAAAATACGTGTTACTTATACTCTTCAATATTATAATATTATAAAAGTTATAGGTGGAGGAATTATATCCGCATTTTCAGACGGAACCCAAAGTCCGCAAACAAATATAGAAAAATGGGCTATTGATACATGCTATCCATTCGTAGAAAAAGATAAGCACAAAGCAAAAAAAACATCCTCTAAGGCTTTGGTTATGGCTCATGCCTATTCAAATGTTATCATGGATAAAATTGAAGAGGTAGTGAAGAACGGGCTTGTTGGAAATGAAAATGACGATTGGTAAATAAAATATCTATTTAGACCGTTTCTAAATTACAAAGAAATCCGTCTCATGTTTTGGTTACATCCCTATTTCTGCTTTAATTTGTATCGGAAATAATATTATTAACAATGTAGTAAACATTGTTAGGTAGTGTTATGTTTAAATTGCGTCGTTCGTTCTGTCGTTCTACAATATTATAGAATAAAGGTGGTATGGGTAATATAAGATTAAAACAAAATCCTCGTTCTTCTAAAAAGAACATCTCTGATTTGAGTAAATCCAATTTAGGGAGGAAATTTGTATTGTCTGATATTTCCCAAGAGGAACTTAATAAAAGAAGAATACCCGTATATTCATATTTGTTATAATAGGAGTGCATGGGAAGCTGGAGCGAACAACAAGAAGCGAAGAAAGAGGTAAAGGAAAAGGATAAGGTAAGGCGTGAAAAACTTGCAGGATTATTCTTTGATTTAGCAAAACTTTCTTTTGCGGGACTTGTTATAGGTGGTATCGTTTCTATGAAACCAGATATGAATATCACACTTGATATATATAGGGTGATTATAGGTGGATTTTCTACCATTATTTTTATTAGAATAGGAAATGCAATTTTAAAATAGTAGTTTGATTATGGATATGTTGAGTTTAGTATATACTGTAAGTGTAATCGTAGGCGGCGGTATCCTTATATGGTTTAAAACCAAATCCGGAAAGAAGTGGTTAAGAGAACTGTAATTATGGAAGGTTTGTTAATCGTTTTGGGAGGTTCTGGAGCTTTAGCCTTTTTATTTGCTCTTTGGCTAAATACTCGAAAAGGCAAGAAGTGGCTTGCAAGCTTATAAATTGACTGTTATTTAGATAAAATAATAAAGCCAGACACTACATCTGGCTTTTTCTATATATTCATTCTACGCTCTTAACTATCAGTGAATACTTTACAGGTTTTGCCTTTCCATGATTGTAACTTACACTTTTTACAAATCCTTTATACACGTTTCCGTTCTTCTCTATCCGTATATAGCCTGATAAATCAGAGGGTGTTCCCTGATCGCCTGTTTCTACCGATAATTCCCCAACCGTAAACAGCCTATTACCTAATGCTATGTCGTTGGTTTCTCTTACTCCGTTAATCTCAACATCGCTATTGCCGTCAGAGGAGGTAAAAGACAGCTGCTCTGCAAAGGCTGCAAGGTAGCGTGCGTTCGCTTCAATCATGTAGCGCTGCGAATACATGGCATTAAACATGGTAGACGGAGATATAACGCCGGATATGGTGTATCCGCTTCGTACAAGTTTATACTTTCCTCCCTCAAGTGCGGCACCTACAAAGAATATATCACTATCACTGTCATTGTCCGTTGTATCTTCGCCTCTTTTTGCGGCAAGAAATTCTATGCCGTATGCATCCGCGCGATATGGGCTTATCAATTCTTTCGCATTCTCTGTGAGAGTAATTCCGGTGGTGTATTCGTTTGTGAAATGAAATTCATCACGTCCGTTTACGCTATCGTAGTCCTGTTTGTCATATCCTACTTTTAGCCGGGAATAGATCATAGAGGAGCTTACATTATAATTCAAGTCTACCGTATCGTCTTTCAAGTCTTTCACCAATTTATCTTGAAACAGAGCGTCCCTGTGCACAAACGTTACCTTGTTATCACCTATAACGGGAACAAACCCGAAAACAGAACTCATCCAATTTGCGAATTTGGTATAGGATGTATAGATTTTGGCATTTGGTATTCCTCTGATACTTTCGGCGGGCGCAATTACTGTTTTATCCAAACGTGCATCAGTTGTACTGGTAATTTCTCCGATTACGCTATTGTCGCCTGTAATTGTTCTCAATAGGCGGGTTAATAATACACTTGGACGGATGCAATCTATGTTTACCGGAGCATCTTGTGCAGAGAAATTTATACTTAACGGAATACCGAAACCTCTAAAATTAAAATAGACGGGGATATTCTCGTATATAAAGTCTGATTTAGCAAGAACGGCATTAAAAATAATCCTTTCTCCCGGTGAAATTGTGAAATCGCTATCTATATAAACAGTATATATTTTTGATGTTTGCATTTGTTCTGACTGATAGAGTATGCCAAGTCCTTTTTCCTCATTGTAAGAAGATAGCCTTATATATATAGGATAAGTGACGCCAACAAGTTGATATGAAAGAGAAACGTCAAACATTACCTTTATTCTAACCGTCATTTCCTTATTCGATATATTTTTAAATAGATAGTTTCCAAAAAGGGCTTCTGTTGAGTCGGCTTTCCCTTCGGACACATCAAATACCTCTACGACATTTTTTGTTGCTATTTCCGATGATAATATATAAAAGGGAATAGAATAATAAGCATTTGGGTAAGTTTTCATATCATACCAAATACTGCCATCTTCTGTGTTGCTTGGAATAGTCCATTTTGCTTCACTATCCATCATTAGTCTGTCATAATACAAAGGTTCCGCCTCCTTCAATTCGCTAACCAAGTATTCATATTGCGTGCCTTTTTTCGCCTTGATGAGACTTGCAAGGCTATTGTCAACCGCATTAATCTCGCATGATATGTCGGTGTAGGTAAATGTTGAGTAATCCAAAGCACACCTGAACTTTTCGTTCAACAACCACGAATTGTTTCTTACATAAAACACAATCGTAGCGGATGACTTTAAATAGTTTGACTGATATTCTCTTAGAAGAAGAGAATAAGCTCCTCCTGAGAACTCGAATTTGGTTGAGAAACTACGCACGACACCGTCATAGTCATTTCTTTTAAAGGACATCTCTACATCATCCCAATTGACAAGGTCATTTGTTACGTCATGTACATTACCTCCTACCAGCAACTCGCATCTATAATACATCTTATTTCTTTTTTGAAGTTGAACGAATCAAAGCATCTATCTCGTCACACATGCGCCTAACCATATAGGCGTATTCTTTGGCGGAAAAAGTGTTCTCATCAATGTGCATCTTTACATGAGACATGAGAGAAACCCTTTCCTTCGTGAAATAATCCCTATCCATTTTAACCTTACCGGAATTTGCGGCCGATTCCTGAAGCTTTGCCAGTCTGTAATTGTCGGAAGCTGAAACGCTCTTTATCCGGTTTGTTATCTTTTCGTGTTCATCTTCTTTGAACCTGTATCCTAAAGCTCCCATAATGCTAACTACTACATCCCAATCCCCGGAAGAGATTAATTTTTCGCACATGGAAAAACAGTTCAGCCGTATTTGAATATTAAGGACTTCGTTTCTTCTGATTATCTGCGCAACGGCTGATTTACCGCCTATGATTGACAAGTATTCATTACATAGCTTCTCGGCAGCCAAAACCTTTTCTTTTATGCTATGCGAATCGCCTTGAACAACCTTGTCAATATCTCCAAGAAAGATGTCAATGAAACGGGAAAGGGATATCTTACTTAAATCATTGTATATCATATCCAATAGTTTATATACGGTTTGAAATCCAGTTGTAATCTGCGATATGGTTAGCTTTTTTCATCATTCTTCCGATGTTCTGCAATTGCCTTGTATTGCCTTTCATTTCCCTTTCAAGGCTGCTGTAATCATTGTTTACATTGACTACTATGCCACTTTCTCGCATATCTTTCAGCTTCTTTTCTATCATGCCATAATCGGATGTTAGGCCGTCTCTGTCATATATATAAGACAAGTCCGGAATTACCTGTGCGTGCGCCGGTAGATTTACCAATGTGGGCTTATCGGGCGTAACAAACAATCCATTATCAGTTATGATACCTTCTTTCTTTCCACCGTCACCCACAATAGCCAATCCGCCCGGATGATCCTTTGTACCCTTTGCATATTTGGGAATGGGCTGAGCAGCAATAACAGCAATTTGAGCAGCGCCCATTGCACCAACCAAAGCGGCAAGAACTAAATTAGGTAATGCTTTTGTTATAGCTAAAGCGGTGGCTATCCCCGCCTGAACAATAGAATTTGCCTTGTCCCATTTAGCCTGCTTCTCCTGCAATGCAGCTTTTTTCTTTTCAAGTTCTTCATTCTTGGCGGCTGTTTTTTTCTCGGCATCGCGTTTGCGGGCTTCCGCTTCTTCGGTGGAAATAGCCCCGTTTTCTTCAAGTGATTCTATACGTTCTATCTCCTTGTCGTATGCTTCATCGTTGGCTTCTTGTTCTTTTTCAATATTCTCTATCCGGGCGTCATATATATCTGTCATTAACGAGGTAATGCCTGATACTATCTTTTCTACGCTTTTTAAAAGGTATCCAAAACTTTGTCTCACGTCCTCTGCCGCTCCTTTAAAAGTCAATTTTCCTTTCTCTGCTACACCCACCATTATATCAGATAACCCCTCAAATATTCCGGCCGTTTCCCCAAGAGAATCTCTTGCTGCATCATTCATTTCTGATAGCCCGCTCTTGAACTTGTCTATCCACTCCTCTTGCTTTTTATTGGCATCATCTAAGCTAAGCTGATCTATTTGTGCTTGAATTTTATCAATTCTTTCTTGTAATTCCTTAGCCTTTTCGCTATTAATATCAACAAGTGTCATTTCCGCTTCTGCTTCTGCGAGAAGTGTTTTAAGACGGGCTTTAGCATATTTTACCCCAATGTCATACAACCGTTTTTCGTAATCCTCTTTACCGATTTCTCCATTTGCATACTGTTTTTTAAGCAAATTAGCTTCTTTCAAAGCGGATGTTTCCTGCCTGTCTATCATCCTATCGGTATTTGATTCAATCATCCCAAATCTCTCTTCAAGGTTTTGCATAATCAAATCGTTCTCCCTTTTCATATACTTCATTCGTATTGCCAAGACATCGTTTCCGTTCTTCTCCGCATCATTTATTTCAGCATCACGCATCATATTATTAAGTTGGATTTGGAGATTAAGCCTTTTGTCTAATTCTTCATTGGAATTATCGCCAATGGAAGCCAATCTGTTTTCAAGATTTGCTTTCTCTATTTCAAGAAGCTCCTTGTCGTATTTATCGTTTATTTCCGCAATGGCTTTTCCTTTCAGTGTTTCAAGGTTTTTCCTTAATTCAATTTCTTTTTCAGAATTGCCTTTTATCTCCTTAATCCTATCTTCATACTCTTTGCTAACCTCGGCAATTTCCTTTTTTCTGCCGTCAGCAATTAAATCAATCCTTGATTTAGCTAAATCCTCTGTTATCTTTTTAATGTATTCGGCATATTCTTCTGCCTTCTTCTTGGCTTCTTCATAAGCTTTATCGCTTTTTCCCGGATCGTTAACCAATGCTCCTACATTGATATTTTCAGCCATTCCCTCCAACGCCTTATCGTAATCGGTAGTCACTTTCAATAAGGACTCCCACGCCTCTTTCTCTTTTTTGGTTTGCTCTTGTGCTTTTTCTAAATCAGATCTTCTTTTCGATAAATACACCGATTCTCGCATGCTACCTTCTTCTATGCCTTTTTCTCTCGCCTTTTGGGTAGCCTTTTCTAATGCTAATTTTGCTTCTTCTTCTTTTTTCTGTGCTTTTAAATACGTGTTATATTGATTAGTCCTTTTTATCCAAGCTTCATATCTTTGCGATGAAATTTCTGTCATTTTATCCAATTGAGCCCTTGCAATAGCATTTGCAACAAGTTCTGTACGAAGTTCTTTATAAGATTTGGCTGCTTTGCCTACGAGAATTTCCTCGTTTGACATATTTCCAAAATATGAAGGATATTTACTTCGCAACTCATCAATGGCAGCAATACGCTCTTTCATTGAACGTTTATTGTCTTGCGTTGCCTTATATAACAAATCCAGTTCTGTCCTTTCTTTCATGCTGTCAGAAATTCCCTTGCGCCTTGCATTTGCCAAATTAGTTTCAGCGCTTGCTACCTCATTAACTGCTTTTTCTGCCTTAAACAAACTTCCTACCCATTTTGCAATCTCCGAACCATACGCAGACAGCAATGTTATACCTATTACAAGTGCAGCCTGCCAAGAAAAGATACTACCTAACAATTGTTTCCAAACAGGAATTGCAGTTAATCCTTCAGCTTTCATCCGTTTAAATTCTTCGCTTGCTCTTTTTAATTCATCCGCAAACATTGGTAAGTTATTGGAGATAGCAAGGAAGAACTGGTTGAAGCTCATTGTAAGAGACGGTAGTTCCCGCAATAATTGTTGCGTCTGTACATTTAATCCATTCCATGAGGACGCATAATTACCCACATTTCTTTGATAGTTCCCAAATTGTGCGTCTATCTCTTTTAATTTGTTGTTCAAAGAATTGGCTTGGGAAATAAGGTTTTTCCCTATGCTGCTTTCCCGGTCAGCTTCACTTAACGCCTTATACCTTTTTTGCAGTTCAAGCATGGCGGCGTTCATTTCATTATAACTACCGGAGGCGGATATTATATAAGTGGAATGATTTTTTATTAAAGCTGAATACTGTTGATTTTGTGCTATTAGTTCCGAGTGCCTTTGTTTTAATAAAGAAGATTGGTTAATGTATTCTGTTAAGGTAATTTCTCCTGCTTTATAAGATTTGTTTAATTCGCGAATATCAGATAGTATTTTCTTCATAGCCTCTTTATTGGCTATGGTGTCGGCTGTTAATTTAGTCACTTCACTATCGTAAGCCTGTACCGTATCAATTATGGAAGCATAATTCATGTTGGCTGCTTGAAGTTGAGCGGATGCCTGATTTATCGTGTCGCTTGCAGTCTGTGTGCTCTTGGCTGCATTTTCCTGTGCAGAAGCAACTTGATTGGAAGAAGAAGAAAGCCCGGCAAGCATATCGCTTGCATTTTTTACGTTTTTAGAAAATTGCTCAAACAGGATGTTTAGCTTTTGAAGACTTGTCATAGAGTTAAACTGCTGGGATATTTGCCGCAATACAGTCAACTGCTTTGTCTGAATGGATTCCATTCTTTCCTGTGTCTTGTTCAGTTTTTCAAGAATGGATGTATAATCGTGTGCTTTTTGGGAAAGTTCGTCAAAAGTCCTTGGATTTGTCTTTGAGCTTGCCGCTAATGTGTTTGCAAATTCTACATACTTACCTTTTGCCGAATCAAACTCAAGTGATAATGTTTTTAGCTGCTGTAAAGCCTCCTTGCTTACTACATCTGTAATTACAAATTCGTTTGCCATAAGTCCTGATTTTGAGTTCCATGCAACATCACATGGCGATACAAAGATAATAATTTATTTAATTTATTGGTTCTTATTTGGAATTATTCTAAATAGTATGTACATTTGCAAAGGACGTGTAAAGTTGCACGTCACCGTAAAAAGGACGAAAAGACATGGTAAAGGTTGGTGATGTTTGCCCTCTTTTTTTCTCACCTATAAAAAATAAGTTTGGGCTGGAAATGGACTACATTCAGAGGTTCCACACTTCTGATAAAATCCATATACAGGTGTTTGTGAGCGCTTCGGAGGAGGTGTCAGTAACACTTAACAACCTTGTCGCCGAGACCTCTACTCCTGTATCTCTTTCTACATACAATCAAAATGATAACGTATTAATGCATTATGCAGTCCTTAGCGGGCTGGATGATGCAAAATATACGGTTACTGTCAATGGTAATGCGTCAGAGCCATTCGAGGTGTGCTCCTCTGATATTATATTAGAGGAAACAACGCTTATCAGGTATTCTCACAAGAGTAATAATTCCGCTTTTGATAACATATTTTGGATAAACGATACTCAACAGGTGTTTGAGTTCCGGGTAGAAGCCGGATTTAAGCCGGAAGGATATACTTCTCATATAAGCAACGAGCAATACCGCAATCAGATGCAGGAGATAGAGGAGTTATACGCAGTCCCGTATGATGTTTATACCCTTACAATCGGAAGCTCAAAAGGCGTGCCATATTGGTTTGCCAAACACTTAAACCGCATCTTATGCCTTTCAATGGTGGAAATTGACGGGACGAAGTTCGTGCGTTCCGAGGGTTCAGTACCTGAAATTACACAGGTTATTGAATCAAGCCAATTATTCTACATCTCGATCGCTCTTGAACAACAATATAATGATATTTCCGGTATCGGAGGCACTCCCGAACCAGCATCACCGCCATTATATGGGGCATTTGTGATTGATAATGCCACAGACGGGCAGCTATTGCAGTTCAAGGCTGACAAATCAGCTTTTACTAACGTAACAACAGTGGAAGTATGATAAAGAAGAGGGTAAATAAAATAAATTGGCATGGGAGCGACCTTGAAAACAACAGGGCTAAAGCTCCTAATATATCTACTCCGGGCGGAAACGGGCTCGACGGACTTAATGACGGGGAAATATATGTATGTAATGCAGATGAAGACCCTGCTATCTTCATAAAAACAAATAAGGATAAGGTTGCAAGAGTTGGCGGTAATGGAAGTGACAGCTATTCGAGAGATCAGATAGATGATTTTCTCGGAAAGAAGCTTGACAAAGTCATTTGGGACAGAAACCTTGAAGAAAGGGTTGACGATAACGGAGAGGAATACTTGTTCTTAACCAAACCGTTGATTACCGCCTACGGAGTAACCATGTACTCAGGCGCAGACGTTCAAGTCCCTTCAATCTACGAAGGTCTCCCAATAGACGGTGTGACAATACAGTGGGTTGACGGAAAGCTTGTCGCAACAGGTGGAAAGGGTACTGCTAACGGTATAGTGGTTAATGGTAATACCTACACTCCTAATGAGGACGGAATAATCACCTTGCCTAATTATCCGACTTCGCTTGAATGGGGCAACATATCAGGAAAACCCAGCTGGATAGGTAGTACAAAGCCCTCTTACTCATGGGATGAAATTGGCGGTAAACCGTCAGTGTTCCCTACCAATTGGGAGAATGTTTCGGACAAACCCTCATGGATAGGCGCCACCAAACCAACCTATGATTTCAGCGAGATACAGAATAAGCCTACCACTATTGCAGGCTATGGCATCACAGACGCCTACACCAAAAACGACATATCCGGGCTATTAGCCGATTACGTAACCAAATCGGGTGCACAGGACATTACAGGTATCAAGTCATTCATAAACGGCTTAAATATCGGTGATATACTTGTGAAGAAGCATTCTGACGGAGTGGTTGAGATAGACGGTGATTTGATTTTGACAGGTAGTCTTACCATGTTTGCACAAGGCAGTCATACGGCATCAACCATTCTTGATGCGCTTCCGATTGACAATACCACCTTGTCAAAAGAGGGTGGTGTATTAAGCGTAATAGGCGGTGTTGGCGGTGGATCGGTAGACGGGATTATCCTTAACGGCACAACCTATTCCCCTGATGAAACCACGAAGCTTATTACATTGCCTAATTACCCAACCACATTGCCGGCAAGTGACGTGTATTCTTGGGCCAAGCAGCCGAACAAGCCGAGTTATTCGTTTGGTGAGCTGTCCTCTCATCCTACTACGCTGGGGGGATATGGGATTACGGATGCTTATACGAAAACGGATGCTGACGGAAAGTATGTTTTGAAGGCTGGCGACACAATAACGGGAAAATTGTTATTTAATGCAAATTCCAGCATTGACCTTGTATATATTCCAAGAACCAAGTCTGCTATCAGTTTTAATAACGCAGGTTCCAATAGAATTGGAATTAACTCCACAGACGGAGACGGTAACCTAAGAATAGCTAAAACTGATATTAATCAAGACTGGGTAAGTGGAGACGTAAATATTCTTTTAGGGTCTAATAATTATAAAGTCCTCCACACAGGCAACTACGCAGGCGAACTGGATAACCGCTACGTCAACAAGATCGGGGATGCGATGACAGGAAATTTGGTTTTCGCTCACACATCAGAACGTCCCTCATATTCAGGCTCAATAGGTATAACATTCAGAGAACAAATAGCAAATGGGCAAGGTGTTAAGCTGGTATATAATGATTATGATAACTATCGTGCTCCAGCAGGTCTAATTCTTGTCGGAGAACAAGGGGGAGAATATTTTGAAGCTCCTGCAATATATCAAAATGGGTATAAAGTTTGGGATGCCGGCAACAAACGAGACATGTTCTCAAGCATGAATGAAGCCTTTACCACATGGGGAAACGAGCAGGTAATCAGTGTCGAAGGAGATGCAAACACATACTATCCGGTGGTTATTACAATAAACCACTCAAAAACATGGAACAGTAGGATCGCCATACATAAAAACTTAGGAAGCAGAACACCTTCTTATCCGGGAAATCATGGTAGTGGCACTTCATCCATGTGGGCCATGTACGAAGGACGTTATAGCGGTTGGGACGGAAACAGCGGATATATCGTTACAAAATATGTTAGACAGCCATATGCCAACTTAATATCAAAAGCTGAACATGCTGGTAATAGTGCTGGTAAGCTTGTTGTGTATCTAAGAGGCGGTGGATGCGAATATACGGTATGCACTGATTATCGCGGAGGTATAAACGTGTATTACGAAAGAACGGAAATTAGCGGTGATAGTAATTATCCTGTCTATGTAGAGCCGACCACGTCCGTAGGTAATCAAGGGGTATTAAATCTTGTATCTTACGATTACTTAGTTCAAAAGGCCGTTAGATTGGAGACCCCTCGCAGTTTATGGGGACAGACTTTTGACGGGACGGGGAATGTTAACGGAACTATTCATGTTAATTCAGGTGGTATTTATCCAATTATATTAAGGAATAGTGGCGGGTCGGAATGCTCCATAGACTATCGATGTAGTGGAGAACATTTTGTTGCAGGAGTTTATCCAGATAGGTTCTTTATATGGAGAGAAAACGGCGGTGAAATCGCCTCGTTTCTTTCAAATGGCAACGTCGGCATAGGCAGTATATCGACATCAGGTAACAGGCTTTATGTAAACGGAGATGTTGGAGTAGCTGGAACTATCCACTTCGAAATTCTTTCAGGTGGCAGCGAGCGTAACTTGCTATATCAGCAAATGGCAGATAATGACTTATTCCGTATTAGGTGCGGTGGCCCGTCAAATCAAGGCTGGGTAGAGATTGCAACAGCGGATGACGGCACAGAGCCTATCTATGTAAGGCAATACACAGGTGCGTTTTCGTCGATTGCAAGAACTTTAACTCTGCTGGACGGAAGTGGCAATACTATTTGCCCGGGTAATCTTCTCACCTATGGCGGAATAACCATGTACTCCGACTTAAGAAAGAAGAACGTCCTGAACAGCATCATCGTACCTCTTGACGTAATGGCAAACGCTGACCTTTTCGATTACACTTTCAAGACAGATGAAAAATGCAAGGTCAGAGCAGGAACGAGTGCACAGTATTGGAATCGATTCCTTCCACAGGTGACCGACACAGACAATGAGGGCTTCTTCACAATGAGTTATGATGTGCTTGCAACTACATGCGTACTGTCTATGGCCAAGCATTTCCAAAGATTTTTGATGGAGGATTTCAATAACCACGAAACGAGAATAGAATTTCTTGAAAGAGAGAACAAGGAGCTGAAAGATAGCAATAAAGAAATGATGAACCGTATTATCGAACTGGAAAGGAGGGCAGCATAATGGCAATAATACCCGATACCAATATTAACCTGTCAAACAACATCGGTGCGGTGCTGAGGGATGCAGGGGGGGATGTTAATATCAATTATGCACCAAGCTTTTTTACTGCGGATGCAAATATTAGAGAATGGGCGAAGTATAAGCCGTTCAAATACCCGAAAAACTTTAACGTAACCGATAATGAGCGCAGTTCAAGAAACTGGGGGTTGTCTAATGTGCCGTATTGGGACAATGTCAACTACATGGCTGATTATGTCCGTAACGGCTCGCCTCTTGCTGGAAATTGTGGTACTCCTTATTTTGCCTATATACCTCCAGTCGGTGGCACTTCGGAACCCCTAAGGCTTGAAGATTTCAGGGGATATTATACTGAAGCTGTACAACCATATCTACCTTATAATGACTCTGTAATGATGGCTGACAGCACAACCGCCTTTTCAATAACGGTTCCTGTTAACGTACAACCGTCTCAGCAATACAACCTTACATTAGCCGATCTCCATTATATTAATTCGGGAGGTAGTGTAGTTGGTGATTGGAGAAATAGCTATTTATGTCTCGGACTGCTAAAGATTGGTAGTACAGAGTTTTATATGGCTACTGGTAACGCTTCTGTCGCTGATGACCCAACAATAGGCAATTATCCGGGTAATGCTATATTCGTATTTGACAGGGTTCGCCATGCTGCCGGAAAATATAAATCATTCCTCTTTGTTTCGAGCGTTAAGGATGTAGGTTCAAGTACGGCTCCTACGTCCGGTTTCTTCACGCCGTTAACATTCACATACGGTGAGGTTACATTGAAGAATTACGCGCCACCAGTAGAATTAAAAGAATTAAGCGCTACTAAGATTAGCACCGGAACAAAGGTAATATCTGTAAACTGCAAGATATACAATAATACCAACAGTAGATTATCGGCCAATATCAAGGTTACTATATATACTCAGTATGAATCTGTTATAAACACATTTACTTACAACGAGTACATTGACGCCGATACCTACCTTAGTTTCGGCAAGTCATATCTTGGTTCTCAAATATCCAATTTTGACGGAGCAAAGAAAGTGAATGTAACCGTCGTAATCAATGGACAAACACTATCTCAAACAGTAGATATACAGAATTATTAATGTAATAGACCATGAAAAAGTTCAAATCATTATCAGACAAGCGGCTTATCATTGAAGCCGATGTAAACGGAAAGAAAGGCTTCTTCCTTATTGATACAGGTGCGAGTGTTGGGCTTATTGCCGATGACAAGGTAAAGAAGTTCGACATCGTGAGAGGACGCAAATACCCCGGCTCCCTTGTTGGTGCCGGTGGTGAAATGGAAGATGTGTATTACTGCAATACGCTTGTGCGGTTTGGTGGGAAAGATATTCCGCAGTTCCTCATTACCGACATATCAGGCGTGAGGAACAGCATAGAGCGTGAGACCGGGATAGAGATACTGGGAATCATCGGCCTTTCCCAAATGAAAATCGCATCGATGCAAGTAGATGCAAATGACAATATGATAACAATAGAATAGTAAACCAATAAAAACAAAAGTTATGAGTACATCAACAACCGCTACTGAAAAAGTGGCTTATGAAAAGTTAGTGAAAGCAACAGTAAGAGTAAATAATTCCGTAGACGAATCTAAGGTCTATGACATTGAAGCGGATGCCGAGATAAACAACGGCATTGTAGGTAACATCAATTCAGGCACAGTGAAGAAAGACGGCTCACAGGTGGCTACTTTCAACAGCTACGGCAACGAGAACCTGAGCATTAACCATAACGTGGGAGACAAGCAAGAACAGTGCAATATCACCGCGGCCGTCAATACCTTTATTGCCGACACGAAAGCCAAGATAGCTACCGCACAGCCTGTTTCATTGTAATTGTACAACCATTAAACTATAATCATCATGGAAGAAAAGAAAGAAAAAGAAGAGTTGAGAGATATTGACTTTGCCAAAGCAGAAATCGAAAACATTGACGGCTCAAAGTCTAAGATATTCGTAGACGGTGACGGTGAGATTGGCGTATTGGTTAAGCAGTTTGCCAACGTGATATACTCCCAGTCTAAGGAATTGGGCGAGGTGGAAGTAGCCCGCGAAATCTACAAGACAGGCAAGTCAAAGGTAACAAAAGAACAGGCAGCAGCCCTGAAGAAGTATGCGGAGAACTATCCGTACATCTTGCGCACTGCAATAGAGGGTGTTTTTGATGTGTTCAAGTAACTAATCAGAAAGGGGTTGTGTCATGAAGAAGGTAAAGGTTGATTTGTTTGTTATTGGTAATCTATTGGTTATCAATAACTTGCGTGGGGGGGGGTAAAATCCTCTAATTGGAATTGTTATGCAGATGAAAGCCTATATGAAGCGGACAGGGTCGTACATGGAGACTACGAGATTGACGGTGACAGTGATATGTCTATTGCTGTTACTGGTGGTATCACCATTATACGGAAGGAGGTATGATATGGCTATTGTACCTAATACCGATGTCAACCTTGCAGGTGATGTACGTGACGTACTGAACTCTGCTGGGGGAAGTGTCACTAACGAGGTGATAACATTCTTCCAAACGAGGGCTAACATCAACAAGTGGGCCAAATACAAACCTTACCGAAAGGCAACAAACTTCAACCTTGATTATAGCACAGACCCTACACGTGCGGACGGGTGTATGTGGGGAATGGTTGCCCCAACATTGAAGGCGGGATATGTGTATTTCAATAAAATGGCTTATGAAATTACCACAAACCCTTCTCAGGCAAATTACCCCAACTGGGAATATCAGCTTCCGAGAGGCGGACAGGGTGAGCCTTACCGACTTGGTGATTTCAAAGGATACAATACCGCGGCTGTCCAGCCGTTTACAACAGGCATAACTAATTATAAGTCGGAACTGAATATGTTTGATGAAGATAGCTTCACTGCTTTTTGCATGATAAATTCGGGGTCCGATTTTAATTTCAGGGACTTTTTTACGACATCTTCCGGATATAGGTTTGTTGTTGAATGCTACTTGGAAACGGGTATGCCTTTTTATGTAATGGACGCTCCGACTTACAAACAAATATCAGGGCAAGATATTGCAAACGTTACCGACTGGGCAGAATATATAAAGATCCAGCTTTCGCAGATAATGCAGAATACAAGCCAGCTTGTCGGGCGGTCGCTGTATGTATGTATGGGTGTTCAGAAAATAAGCTCAAGTGGAAGTGCCGAGGGCGGAACGGGCATTGTAGCTCCATGGAACGGCAGCGACACTCCGTTTTTTAAAAGGATTAGCATAGTAAACTATTTCAGCCGCCGGGCAAGCCTTACCTATGTGGCATTTACGTTGGTTAATCCTACTTGGTATTCAAGAGACAGCGATCTTACTTTCTCTTTTTCAGGCACAAGATATTTTTGTATAAGGATGAAGATAGAGCGTAAGGCGAAGGGGATGTACATTATTCCTGAGAACTCATCGTTCACACCTTCTTCAGGAGAAGGGACCATAAAGATAAGATGCTCTGTTGTGGCCGGAACATATCAAAGCAGCCAGTTCGGACAACCCGCAAATAGTTCTTTGCAGAATATCAGTCAGATATATATAGAGCCTTCTCCAACCGAGGGACAGTATCAGGAGTTCTATTTGGTTTTCAGCAGCCTGTTGAAATCCGGCACCGCTTCTTATTTGGTCTTTGAGGCTACCTCTGACAATAAAGGTTCATTCGTAACTATGGATGTTCAGACAGTGAATATAACTTGCAGATAGTACGATGAAACAGATAAGCAAATTCCCCGTTCCACTCTCACGAGCCAAACGGGGATGCACAGTAGTTAGTTTATTGATGCTGTCTGCAAAGATAAAGAAATTAATATAGAAACGAAATGAAACGTATTAAAAGATATATTATAAAAAACCCGCCATGTTCTCACGAATAAGGCGGGCAAGGCAGACCATTTAATACGAACAGTAATCTTGATACTTAAGTCTGCCTGATTAATAAAATTTACGCTTACAGTTTGTACGTACACAAAGATAGGAAGAATTTTAAACATAACGATAAAATGAAAGAAAACATTATTACCCAAAGCATACCGGGTGGATTTGCGATGATAGCAAGCAGCTTTATTGTACGGTCATTGGAACACATGATACCTTGGCTGATAGTATCATTTGCAGTTATTATCTGCGATTTGGCGTTTGGAGTTAGGAAGAGTTTATTAATGAATGAGGAAGTACGTTTCTCCGGAGCCATACGCCGTACTATGGGTAAAATGGTAACTTACTTTGCCTTTGTCTGCATGGTTGTGATGATAAACATTGCTTCCGGAGACAAGTGGAACATTGATATATATTCCTGTCTCTTTGTGTGCTTTATAGAATTTTGTTCTATTATAAGCAACATATTAAAGCCTAAAGGGTATGATTTCAACATATTAAAGGCTTTGGGCATATTCTGCAAAAAGGTTTTTAATGTTGATAAGGAAGATGTTAGTGAGATAATAACGAAAGATAAGGAGGAAAATAAATGAGTTTAATTGACTTTGCTTTTATTGCACCATTTTCTTTTTATGTCATAATTTATACACTTTCGATAAAGGGAACCGGATATGTCGATAAATCCATAGAAAAATGAGTTGTATTTTAACATGATTTTTTTTTGCAAATATAGCAATAACCAAAAACGAGGAGGAAAAGAAATGAATATTAAAGACTACTTCGACATTCAGGAACTTGTATGCAGGCACGTGTACGAGAAGTTCGGTGATAACGCTTGGCAGTTCTTCGATAACCGCCTGTTGGAAACACTGCTTGTTATCAGGGAAAAACTTGGCAAGCCTATCTATGTGAATAATTGGCAGGTAGGCGGTAATGTGACACAACGAGGGTTAAGATGCAATGTCTGCCAGCTTGTTGCAGAAAAAACAAGGCTTGAGAAAGTGTACGTATCGGCACACATACAAGGTACGGGCATTGATTTCGATGTAAAGGACATGACGGATCTTGAGGTCCGCAACTGGATTAAGGCAAACCAAATACTTCTTCCGTATCCTGTCAGACTGGAGCAGGATGTTACGTGGGTGCATCTTGATATGCGTAATGACGGAACAAAGGGTAAAGTCATATATTTCAAAGGATAATGCCATGAAAGAACTAAGAAATCTATTGTTTTGGGCGTCTGTTGGATTGCTGGCTATGCTGCTGGTGTTCGTGTTTGCTTCGTGCCGAACGAGGACGGTCTATGTGCCTGTTGAAACCAAAGTGCTTGACAGTATAGTCTACCACGATACAACGTTTCAGGAGAAGCTGATACCTTATAAAGACAGCGTGTCTACCCGCGATACTGTGTCATTCCTGCATAACCCGTATGCTTATAGTTATGCGTCTTGGAATAAGGGGATATTGAACCACTCATTAGGGATATACCCTCAATCTACGGTGACGGTCAAAATACCTTACTTCATTGAAAAGATAAGAAGAATTGAAGTGCCAAAGCCTTATCCTGTGGAAAGGAAACTATCATGGTGGGAACGGTTTAAAATCAATTACGGAGATGCGAGCATGATGCTAAACATTGCATGTGTCGCATTGGCCGTTATTTGGCTTGCCATAAGGATAAAAAAGAAATAAGTGTAGAAGTTGGCTTTAGCTGACGCTCTTTCGGGGCTTAGAGTAGAAAGAAAGCCCCTATCTCTTGTCCTCTGTCTGCGAAACGAACACAAGAGACAACAATCACAATCCGAGTTGTTACGAGGCTTTCGAGTTTAATAACGCCGGGTTGTGATTTTTGTTTTTAATAATTACATGTTTTAAAGCAGAATAATATGAAAACAGGAGATTTGTATCAGATTATGATGTCTACGGTATGCAGGCATACAGGGGTTGGAGAATTGGAACTGATAGACAGTAAAAAAGAAGAATGCGTAGACGCGCGCTATCTTTTGGTGTACTTCCTATCGCAGTTTTTAACGGACGAGGAAATATCCCGTCAAACTAAGATACCCCGTCAGTCGGTAAACAGGATACGAAACCATTTCGATGTAAAAATAAACAAGTGGAGCGTAAAAAACTGCCTGCACGAAATTAGCTCCGAACTTGCCCATAACCCGCTCGTTTCTTCTATAATAGCACATTGATTCTGTCGTCCTTTGTCATGCAGCCTACATCGGGCTGCCTTGAAACAATAAATATTTTATGACTATGACAGCAGAAGATTTAATGGCAATGAAAGCCATGTCCGACGGAACCGACATGAGTTCCTACGAGCACTTCATGGTGGCTGAAAAAACAGCAAAGAGACCCAGCGGAACATCAATTGCAGCTATTACTATCGGTAGTGCAGCCTTGTTGACTGGCATCGGAGCTTGGATTTTCGGTGGCGTTTATGCCGCACAGGGAAGCAAAGCTAACCAAAGAGACATTGACCGACTGGCTCAACTGGCTATTGCAGAACGCGCAGAACGTGTAAATCAGCAACCTCGCATGATTGACTACGTAAATGTTCAGACAGGCGCTACGGCTAACGCTTTGGCGGGAGCAGGTGCAAGCGCATACGCACAGGCAGAAGCACAGATCGTGGCTGACCGTTTGACTGGTCGCTCACAGATGTGTCCGCAGCCCGTAGCATTGTACAGCGCACCGCAGCCTTGCGGATGTCCTTGCAACGGCTAATTGCATTTCGGTATCGGGGAAGGGCGCACTAAGCCTTTCCCTTTTTACAAAAAACATTGCTACTTATGTTTTGGAGAAAGAAAAAATACAATATGGAAATGCTGAAAATGATAAAGCCTACCAGTAAGGTTGCACTGAAAATGCAAACTCTGATGATAGCCAAAGGAAACGTAGAGGAAGCGGAGAAGCTGTATGATTTTCTCGCTAAGGACATGGAAGAACTGCCTACGTTTGATGTTGTCCCTCCCACAACCATGCAACAGGTGAGGGATACTGCCGGAACGATATTCGGCTGGGTGAAAGAAAATCAGAACGATATCATGCAAGGTATAGAGTTTTTGAAAAGCCTGAAAAAAGGAGGTGGCATGCCGCCTTCGGGGGCTGCTCCAGTATCACCGCCTCTGCCTCCGTTGTAATTAAAACAAATGCACTATGAAAGGATTTGAAATAAATTTTAAAGTATATGCCGATACGCAGGAAGAAGCGGATGCAGCCTCAAGGGCATTGCAGGACTTTGTAAACGAACATGCTGCCGAGGGAAGAGCGGTAACAGCGCAAAAGCTGACAGAGTGCGTTCTTAAATGGAAAGACAACCTGTTTGTAAAAAATCAAATCATCAAATATTTTAAATAACAAAACAATATGAACGAATACATACAAGCCATTTACGAGATAGCAGTATCAAACAATAAGTTCCTGATAGCTACGGAACAACGGCTGATAAACATTGAAGCAAAACTCGATGTGCTGCTGGGTGTAGGAACGCCTGATTCTGTAAAAGAGATGAAGAGCCGGGTGCCGGCTCCAAAGAAATACCCTCAATCAGCAGAGGAACCCGTTGCTGAATAATATTAATAAAAAAAACGATTCATTATGAGCTGTTGTAAAAACAAATCGGGACAAACCTCCGTATTGGAGCTTGTCCCCGTAGCCACAGGGACTACGACACCATCCCCAATAATGTATTACATTGACCTGATTCATTATCTGTGTCGTAACCGGAACATCTGTATCACCGCCCAATATCCTTTGAGCGGGACCATGAGGGCCGTTTTAAAGTCTATTGATTCTTTAGGCGGAAACCTTTATTCGCTGTCTATCCAATTGGTAGGTTCGGTAAGTTATCTGCCATACGTATGCGGATGTAACAATTGTGACGTATGCCCACAGACAGATACTGTGTTCACTTCAATTACCGTACCGTTCTATTCAACCACAGTACCTACATCGGCAACGCTTACCGTTACGCCTAATGTGCTGGTAAATCCTACCAACGTACAAGACTGCTGCACGAAAACAAATGCGGTGGAAATAGAGTTCGGCCTGACTGTCACAAGCCCTGCTCCTGCGCCTGCCGTAGCTGCATTGCTTGGTGAAGATGAAAGCTTAGCAAACGAAACCAAATCATCCAAAAACAAGTAGTGTATGATTGGGGATGCAATGATAATAACCGTTTCCGTATGCCTGTTCATCTATTTGGGGCTTTTCGATGCCATATCAGGCATTTTGAAAAGACTTGTTCCGGTAAACCCGGAGAAGATAGGACACTTATCGGAGAAGCTGAAATGCAGCAAGTGTATCAGCTTTTGGCTCACGCTGGCTTACAGCATTGCATGCGGAGGTCCGGTTATTCGTTGCATCCTTGTTTCTTTTCTGTGTGCCTTGGCCGCACTATGGATTGATTTGCTTTTGGCTTATATAAACAAAAAATACGATCGGTTATGGGAAGATTTGTAATTGTAAAACCAAAGCCCGCAAAGGCGGTTAAATGCCCGTCATGCGGAAAGAAATAACAATATGGGCAACAAGAAGATTATGAAGTATTGCATAGACAAATACCTCAACGAGTGTATAGGCAACTGCAAGGATGACGGTGTCAAGGCTCTTTTACTTTTACAAAAGGACATTGAAAAGAACAACGAACATCACCTTCGCCAGCAGGATTTACTGCTTCAAATAATCAGAAAGCAAAGCAAGCCCAATTTTTGGCGGGAGGTAGGGGCAAACCTTACCGGAGACGCCATTTTTGAGGTTTTGCTAAGAGGTGCAAGCAGGATATTCAGATAAGAAACATACTACTTAATTAAAAGAAAGGGAAAAGATTATGACTATTTATGAATTGATAGAAAAGTACGGCAAAGGCAAGGGTGAAGCTGTAATGATAGAGAGCACCCGCATCCTTTCGGATGTGCTGGAGCCGATGAAAGAGAAAGAGCCTAAAAAGTATTGGCTGGCGTTGAGAAAGCTGTACGGTGCCATGAGCGGATGCCATTACAATGAAGAGTTTGCCATGCACGATGTTGCCGATATGGAATACACAGACAAGGAAGGCAACGAACACAAGGGTGGATATTGGACGGTAGATCAGATAGAGGAAGCCACCAAAGAAATGACATTCCCGAGCGGTACGACGATTTGGGACAGGTTTGTGGCATTCAATTTAGCCTACTCCGATTTTTGTAAGAAGTTTGAAGATGCTGATATTCTAAAAATCGGCTATCTATTTTTCTTTGCTGATGAAGATTGGAGTGCCAACGACAAAGGTTCGGCGACTAAAACGTGGGATTACGTTTGTTGCAAGAATAAAATGTGACATGTTTTGTGTGTATGTGGTTAAAAAGTATTAATTTTGTATTGTAAGGATAGATAGGAATAGCCACCTATTGACAAGGGCAAACCAACAGCCTTTCTTTACTCTCCTTTGTCGGTGTAACTAACAATGTCGGTTCAATGGAACAAAAAGAAATTTGGAACCCCATTAAGGGTTTTGAGGGATTGTATGAAGTCAGCAATCTCGGCAGAGTGCGCTCATTACAGCGTACTATTATTCAGAAAAACGGAATCGCCATCACTTCTAAGGGAAGGTTCAAGAGGATTGGTATTAATTCTGTTGGCTATCCTTGTGTTACGTTATGCAAAAATGGGAAAAGCAAACAATACTCCTTGCACCGAATTTTGGCTAAAGCATTTATTCCCAATCCGGATAACAAACCTGAAGTTGACCATATTAATACAAATCGAACAGATTGTAGGTTAGAAAATCTGCGATGGGTGACTCATGCTGAAAATATGCGCAATCCTTTATCTCAACAAAGCATTAAATCTAATTCAAAAACGCATGAAGCGTTAAGAAAATCTATAAAAACCAAAATTGAGCGCAAAAGGAAAACAGCTCCAAAGAGAGTATATCAATTTAGTATTAATAGAGAATTTATTGCAGAATACGAAAGCGCAAGAGAGGCGAGCAGAGTAACGGGATTGACAGCCATGACTATTGCGGAAGTTAGTCGTGGAGGACTAAGAGGGCGACAGAGCTGTGGTGGATATTTATGGTCACGCTCAAAAGATATAATTCCGGTGTACGAACCATACAAAAAGAAACACAAACCTATTTTGCAATATACTAAAGATTGGGTACTCGTTAAAAGATGGGATTCTATTAAAGAAGCCTGCGAAACTCTTGGGTTAAAGCCTTCTAATATAAACCGCAATGCGTCTGGCCGTAAAAAATGTTTGTGTGGAGGATATAACTGGAAATATGAGAATTAGGACATCGAAGCGGCGTATGCCTTTTGGTTTGACGATGAAGATTGGATGCCGGGAGATAATAAAATATGGTCTTATATGTGCCTAAAATATAGCTATGAATGAACAATTAGACATATTGATTAAGCAGTCGGAAGACTTACCGCACTGGATGTTCTGCCGACTGCTTGCTATGATGCAATGGAACGTGCTCTAAAGATAGCCGAGGACGTTATTTGTAATGCTATACCGCTTATTGTTGCGGTAAAGCTGGCTATGCTATTAACCCTGTGTCTCTAATTCTTTCACATCCTCCAGCGCCCTATACAGTATGTATATGGTACTCATATTGTTTTTAAATAAATCTGTGCTCCCTTCATCTACGTATTGCGCATAATCAAACGCCAGTTCTACAAGTTCCTTTCTAAGTTCTTCAGGAGCTATAATGTCTCTAAAAAATTCGCCCATTGCGCTGACGTCATATTGCTTTTTAGCGGGTATTGTATTTCTTTCCATGATGAATATTTGTTTTAGGTTTTGTTGATAAAAGCCTGCCCGCAATAGATACGGGCAAGGCTTATGATAAGGTTAGGTTGTTATAAATTATCTTCGAGATAGTTGTTCAGATAGTCACGTAGCTTACGGATGGCATTTTTGCTGGACACAGAAAAAGCAAACTCCGTTTCCGCATCCTCATCACACATTGAAACAAATAAGAGCGGTGTTTCAGAGCCTATTATTTTATTCCCGTTTTCATCAGTCGAGTAAGAATAAGACTTCTTAATTTCTATCTTACCTCCGCTATCTCCGTCCAAAGTGCATGCTTTGTTCTTTTTACACCAAGATTCACATTCATCGTAACTCATATCTATCGTTTGAACATATTCAAGTTCCTTATCTGAATCTGTGGCATGGTATTCGTCAAGTGTGGAGCAAAGATATTCCTTTAGCCTAATGGCATCATGGTATGGAATAATCGTCTGTGTTACTGAATCATCAACAACGAGACAATTTATAGAGTCGTTCTCAATCATTGTAAATTCAAAAACGGGAGTGTCGGTTGCGTCAGATACTATACATGAGCCTCTCTTAGCTTCTAATGATAATGCTTGGGTTTTATTTAATTGGTTTAATTTTAATCTTTTCATAATGTCTAATTTTAAATTAAGTTTTGGATGCCCTCATGCTGGACACCCATTTTATTAGTTAATATTTAGTTAGTTATGCTACATTCATTAATGACAGTAATTCATCCGATGTTTTCAAGAACCATATAGGAGAAGGGAATAAAGAGTCTTTGTACTGGTGCATCTTTCCATATTTCTCACCTTTCTTTGTGATAACCCATTGAGGAACGTCCTTCCCTTTGCTTTTGCTATGTCTTGTCACTTGTTCTATCAATCCGGCTTCAAGTAATCTTCTGTTTCCCTCTTGTCCGCTCATAGGCTTTCCCTTTTTATTCATAATCCCTTTCTGTTTGAGAAGCTCTGATATTGGTAGTGCCGCTTCCTCATCAACAAATTCGGGCAATGGCAATCCAAGAGGGTCTGCTATTTTTTGAAGCATACCTAAAGTGGAATGATTATCAAGATTAAGAAGTTTCTTGGTTTCCTTTACCCATGTGATTTGGTCTTTAAATCCGATTCTTGGAATGTTCGATTCAATTACTTTGTTCACAATCTTTTCACAAGATATAAAGTAAGAGCGCGCTTCTTTCCCTCTTTGATTCCTTTCTACCATAGACAACTCTTTTGCCATATCAAGAGATAGCGCATATTCAACCTTATTTCCACCTCCCCAACTTGCTTCATAATTTTCGGAAGCAAGAATTTGGTAGTCTTGGTTCTCGATAAAGCCATATTGTTCTATTCGGCTTTTAATCCAATCAGCAAACTTTTGCTTGCTTTCAAGAAAGGTGTGTAAATCACGTGCATTAACGGCTCTTTGTCCGTTTTCATTTCTAACAGGGAGTAATTCTCCCAAATTGTTGTTTTCTTTTGCCATTTTTCTAACAATTTACTGGCGTTATAGTACAATGTGTATATATACACTAAAGCGGTGTACATGTCCCACTGTTAGACTTCCACGATTGGCAGTTGATGCGCCATTACAGCAACATCATGGGGTTATACACCGCTATATTATAGCATACAGCGTAATTTACAAGCATAAAAAATGCCTGCACGTTTGCAGACAACCGTCTGCCAATCAAAAAAAGTCTAACGCTGCAAATATACGCCATTTTTCTATAACGCCAAATAAAAAACTTAATATTTTACTTTAACCGTATGATTTCTACCCCATACCATCGCATTATACAGCGAGGCGGCATATAGTTTAATCTCTTCGTTGCTTTCCAAGAACTCCACCTTTAGCGCTTCTTTCATTGCGGTGGTATAAAGATTTTGGTCTAATGTATTATCTTCCATTGCTTTTGTTTACTGTTAATAATTCGTTCAATCTCTCGAATATCTTCTCTCTTTCTTCGTATGTGGCTTTTCTTGTTTCGTAAAAAGAACCAAACAATCTAATGTTTTCTCTTCCCGGACTGACTATATATGTATGATATTTATCAAAATTATACACCAGGTAATCGCCTTTGTCGAACGAATCAACAACAATAGGATTAAGCCCGGCAACATTATTCATCAGCTTCTCAACTTCATAGCGGTTCAAAAAGCATTCTACCCATTGCTCGTTATATCGGTTGATTATATGGCCGTCATAGGTAACGGCCACCTCGTATGTGTCTTCCCCGTTTGAATGAAACAACTGTCCTAAAAGCACACTGACGCCATAACCATTCTCAAACTCAACCACTCCCTGCATGTACTTATCAACATCTTTCATCAATTTCAGCTTTTTGATAAAATTTACCTCTTCCTCTGTAAAGTAAGGCTTAAACTCTATATCAGAGAAACTGTATTTCCTTTTAACATCTTTCATAATTACAAGTTTTAATTATCTGCATTTCACTTTTGTAAGCCCGTATTTGGCTAATCTTAGATACACCGTCCTGACGCTTACATTCAATATTTCGGCCATTCTGCGGGGAGCTATGCCGTCCTCTTTGTACATTTTTGTAATGTTCTCCTGTGAGAGAGGATCAACGAATACTTTCCTCGGTTCGGCTATTCCCATCCGTTTACGCGCCACTGCTGCATACGCTTCGTTTTGCTTATCCCTTGTTACGTAGATAACGGTAGTGTTGCTAAGGCGCAGAGGAACCAAGTTCTTTTCAAGCTGTCTGCGCTCCTCTATCAGGTGTTCTGCATCCCCGTTGACTGTCGTGTCTACTTTCTTGTATTGTTCAGGCAGACGGGCGTGTCTGTCTCTTAGTTTCCTTTCGGTTGCTCTCATCGTCTCAATATATTATTCCAATTTTATGATACCATTTGTCCGCATGACTGAACCATCCAAGCATGAATGATTTGCCGAAAATGGTTGCTTTGTAGAGTTTACTCATGTGTTAATTTGACTATTAAAATCGTTAATAAAGTTCCTTACTTGTAGGCTAAAACCTATATTTGTACCGCATTTGATTTGGAGCATTAACACCTCCAACCCGACGAACTGTCATTCGTCACCTTTCTTGTCCGTTCTCATTGAGAAAAGACATTTAAGCCCAATGTCCTGTAACTTTGGGCTTTTTTAGTTGCACTTGACAGGGTGCAGCTTAAAGCTTGCTAATACAGGTTAGTAGGCAAAACGGAGAGGAGGTGTTATTGTGAAAAATCAAATGCAAAATGAAAACGGCAAAACTCGTATTTTCTGTCGGTATATCATAAGGAACGGTAAGCGGATATATCCAAAACATTCCAAATACTTTTCTTTCTTGGTAGATAGTAAGAAAGTGGCGTAATGCTGTTTTAAGGGGATGTACAGGCATCCCTTTTTTACTCGTATATTTCTTTACTTTTCAGCTTATCAAGGAACTTGCTATCTCCCGAATAATCCGCACCGATAGCTTTCTTGCTTTCTATAATTTGCTCCAAAAGGGAAATACACTCCTTTCTTGCTTCTTCCATTTCATTATAACCGCAGGCGATGTCAACCAATATTTCTATGTTTGATTTTCGCTTGGAAAGCTGCTCGTTGAGTTTATTCAATTTCCAGTAACAGAAATCAATGATAGCTACGTGTTCCAGTTTATTCATAATTCTATATGTAAATGATAAGTATTAATAATAGCAAACAAGTAAATAGCCACAGTGATAATACTGTCTATACATACAGCCCAACTACCGAGGCGTTGAAACCTTGATAAAGACAAAGCCATCACCGCCAAAAATAAAACCCATTGACTTGTCATTAGTCCTGCTATTAATGTTATCCATCCAAAAAGATCCAAAACACTCATTAAAAGAAGCATGGGGTGCTTTTTTAAATATGTATTCTTATCTTCTTTGGGAGAATGTATATATTCGTATGTACGAGAATAAATCCTCTTACAGTTTAAGGCTTTCATGATTTCGTATAAAGCCAAAATTCCTACAAATAAAAAAAATATATGCTTCATTACTATCTCTCCTTATTAACTTTATCACAGAACTCCATTAACCCTTCGTGTTCTTCTTTGGATATTTCTTTCCAAAAAGTGATTATACATAAACACCCGTCATCTTCATACAACTTACGCATCATGAGATTTACATCAAAATCTCTGCCTTCAATTGATTGTGTTCCGCAGCATATTTTATCTGACTCGGTTCTATAAGTATAGTAATAGTATTTTTTCATAATCAATACATCTTTCCATGTTTGTTTTCCCTCAATTCATTGTATCGCATCTTCTGCTCAATGTGCCAGAGCAAATCTATGTCAAGATGCTTGGCAAGCCCGAAAATCTTAATTAGAGAGTAGGATATATCTCTATCAATAAGATTTTTAGTAATATTGAAAATAGACTCTGTAAATGTTTTGCCAATGAATATGTGCGAATATTCTTCAAGCACTTCATCATCCAAACAGTCATTCTCCAACTTAATTTCACGCAGTCCGCACAAATCAAGCAGGCGGATAACGGCATCGGTAAGCTCATCAGGAACTGTATCTTTGACGTGTCTTTCAAACGAGCACTTAAATCGTTTTTCTTCTTCCACTAATGCGGAATAACGGTTAAACTCACGCTCAAAAGTCAATATACCTTTGAAGTATTTCCCTTTTCTATCTGCTTCCACTGCTTCCATAAGCTCGGATATGACAAGACAGAGGCAATGTTCGTTACTCAATTCTTCATCATGAAAACCATGTTCACAGGCGGTTTTATAGGCGCGATCGCGCAATTTATTTAAATTCATGTTTACTATTTTTAAAGTTTCTCATGTATTCACAATCTTCATCACATTCTCCAGACTTTAATGCGCAACTGGGTATATATTCTCCAAACTTATACTCAAAGTTATAACACAGCTTTTTGTATTCTTCCCGTCTGGCTTTGCTCATATTAGCTTTCATCTTAGCCTTGATTTGTTCCGACAAAACATCTTGTGCTGCTTTATCGAAAGTTATACATTTGATTTTTTCCATATCAATTATCTATTAATTTATTACTCAGCCAATTAAGCATTACAAACCATTCGTGATTGTCGCCTTCGACTATAAACATCATAGTATCATAGATAGCATTTATAGTACATATAGGCATAAACAATATTATAAATATAAAGCGTTTTAGTGCATTCATTTAGATTAATCTGTTATTTCTTTATCAATTAATATTCCGTTTCTCTTATCGTAATTCCTCATGCGAGGACATTTACCGTCACATTTCATATTCACATGCACATTGTTTGCTATGCCTGATATGGACGATTTTTTGTAACACTGCCCGCTGTAATGGCTGTAATGTTTGCAGCGTTCCCGGTATTCGTTTCTATTCATAATTATTGCATACAAATTGTTTAAAAGGATAAAAGCGATGATATACACACCTTACAAATAGATCGTAAAACGCTTCCTTTGAATACTTGCAATTAATACAACATTTATTCATAGTGCCTATATTTAATCCTATCTTATCCATAATCATATAAGTTTTAAAGCTTCCTGCAAACCTGCTTCAAGTGCTTCTTCGTAGCTTTTATAATGTAGAAACGGTCTGTTTGGCAATTCTATTATATCATGTTCCGGAATTGTTAGTATTCTATATACCTGGAAAATTCAGTGTAAGATGCCTCTAAAACCAAGCGATTCTATCCCCTTGTACCAGAAAAACCAAAGCCGGAAAAACCGAATAATTGAAAGTCTTCATCTATTTTACTAAGGTATTCTTCCTCTTGAGAGGAAAACTCTCCGAAAATTGCTTTAAAATAATGTCCGGGACATCCGTCTGTCCCGAAATAAGTCATTCTACGCATGGTTATTTCTCCATTTCTTTAAAATATTCAATCAGTTCGTCTACGGTAGCCTTATGATAATTAGATAAATCAAAGTCGTTTGGTATCCCAAAGAAATTCATTCCAGATAAACCACCTTCTTTGAAATTATCACGATATATTCCCCAATCGCCTCTACCGTTGGTGAACAGTTGGTTGTTGTCTGTATCATCTCTCAATGCAGCAATTACAATGAAAAGTTCCTCGTTAGTACCACAATCAATTCTTCCAGCACAGTTCCATGTGTGATGAGGATTTGTATCATCAAAAACTTCTTTAAGAATAACATGATAATTGCAGTTAACTGGTGATGTAGCAATACAAAATCTTTCATCTTCGATTACATCAGTAGAATGGTTGTATCCTAATTTTTCCAACTTTTTCCTTAATTCCGGTGTATTTTTACGTATGAAACATGGTGTTGTAAATCCCATAGTTATTCCTCCTTACTTATTTTGATTATTTCTCCAACGTTTTTAGGTGTTTCGCGATAAGGTGTAACAGTTACTTTGCCGCGATTGACGAAACGAAAACATTTCATTACAATACACAGAAACGTTTCGTATTGGCTCTCAAATTCATCGCATTCACAACGCAACGAGCAGCCACTGCAATCAGAATACCCATTATACACTTTCTCTGCTTCATGAAGCACCCCGTCTATTATTATTCCGTTCTTTACTTCCATGATTAAAACGTCAAGATTATTTTTGTTTTTATTCTTACAGGCAAAGCCGATAACGTAGACTTTTCACTTTCCCTGCGTATATAAATCATATTATTGACTTCTAAACCTATTTCAGCTTCAAGGTGTTCTAAAATATGAGCTATTTCCATTTCAGCTTTCTCTTTCTTGTTTTTTACTTCTTTTATATCCATAACAATTATTTGTTTCTAATCTTTATTATTACTATCTTTGCCGTAGAGTTCTAAATAAATAGAACCGTGCGAAAGTTGTATTTAAACTCTGAAAAAGATGCTGGCTTTTAGTCTGCATCTTTTATCTTTTTGAACCGATTGCAGAAATGTGAGATTGGATAACTATTTCTATACAACCTGCAATATATTACTGCCATACCTCCGCTATCTTGGTATATTTTTCCATATAGGCATGAAGCACAATCTTTCTCCATAGCTATTCATCCGATAAATTAATCACTCCTTTGTCTGAAAATTCATATCCAATATGCCTAACACAATTTCCAAGAACAATATACCACTCTGTAAGATTATCGTCATCGCTTTCCGCAAAAAGCAAGTCATGTATTGCATTGTTTCCTCTTTTCAACCCTATATAATAGTTGTGGTTATAGTAACTAATTTCGGGAATATGTTTGAATGTATCTGTATGTAAACCATCATACGCACCAAATACGCTTTTAAAATAATTTTCCATAGTTATTCTCTTTTCAGTTTCTTTATCATATTATCAGCACAATCAAGCGCTATAATTATCGGTGCTTCACGTTTAGAATATGTGCCGCAAAAAGCAGGGTTGCTTAGAACTCCTTGCATTGCAGCCTTTGCCAGTTCATAACGCCTCTGTTCCCAATCAATGATTCCATCATCTTTCAAAACCTCAACTAAACTATTATGAATAATCGGGTCCGTAGAACCAATCTTGGCATAGAAACGACATTCAACATCAATTATTTCTCCAGTTTCTTTTATTCTCGCTTTCATTGTTTACCCTCCTTTAAAATATATCCATTTTCAATACACCAACACAGCATATTATATGCGTTTTCCAATATATCCACATTGTTTTTATAATCTAAATCGTCAAACGTATAATTTACGTATCTATAACATATACAAGGCGGAAGTATTTGCAGTTGATATTCTTCATCATTGTATGTAATATAACTCGGCAGCTTGTCAAGAATGTCCTGCAAGGTGTAAGTGGGAATTGATTCATATGACATAAAACCACAAACTTGGAATTCTTTCTGCAAACTCAAAACCATTTACCTTTGGATTTATCATCAACACGACTTCCATGCGATACTCTTGCCCAATACATACTTGCATCACTTGTATTCAAGCCAAGCTCCCTCAGGTGTTTCATCTGATCTATTGATAATACTTGTTTTGATTTCATATCTAATCTCCTTTTTAAACGCTTTTGCATAAAGCATTAAATTTGAATTTATCACAGTTTATAGTATCTCTGTTAAATCTGTCAGTGCATTTATAATAATGCTTACAGTTGTAACAAACCCTTTCAATCTTTTGCTTTTTCTTTACTTTAGGAAATTTCATATCTCAATCTCCTTTCTGTTTAATCCGTTCCAGTACATCCTTGTTGGCTTCGAGTATCTCATCGAAAGAGGAGATGCCCTTCTGCTGTTTTTGTTGTATGTTCCATACGTTATTTTTTAATTTTTCTTCAAACTCAGCAATAATACAATCCGCATCACCGCCATGTACCCAATTCTCCAATACGGAAGAGAGAATTTCGATCGCTTGGTCTTCCTGCCAAATAGCACCTCTGATAAACATATTAATCATTGCTTGCTGTCCGTATTCAAACATTCCGTTACCAACGTACTTATTTGCATAACTATGATTAAGCTCTTCTCTCGCCGCTTCTTCTATTGTCTGTTTCATATCAATAGATAGGATTTAATACATATACATCACATTCGTGACATTGATTACACTTTTTATTACTATCTTTAATACACATAAGTTTGACTTTATCATGTTTCAATTTCATTGCCCATTCTGCACCAGCGATAAACCCTTGATAATATGCAGGGAATGAACTACCGCTGCTTCTACTTTCTGCGAAAGAATGAGCTGCTTCTTCCAATGTCTGTTTCATTTCTATATTTTATAAGTTATCATGAATCGATCTTCGCCTCTCTAATGTATATTTCAATCTACTGCCTTTCAGAAAAGTACAAGATAAATGCTTCCGTAGGAAATAATTGTTTTTATTATTCTAAAAGTCTAAACCTGATTGCGGAGTCTCTCGTTTCTCGTAATATCCTGAACGAAGACGTTCTTCGACAAGACTTGGAGGAATTTTGTTTAGCAAATCCGCCACTGCGCCTTTAGGAAAATACATGTGAAATCCCCTGAGTGAAAACACATTTTTTTCTATAAATAAGTTTGCGCCTACCACATTATTGTTTAACACTCTCTCCAAGCGTGCAAGGAACTTTTTATCCCTGTACGCTTGATACTTCTGTAATAGTTTTTTAATCATAATATATTATTGTAAGTTTAATCTTTCACCTCAACAACTTCTCCGCCTACTAATCTATACCAAGTATCAGCCTTGATGTTTTTGCCGTCAACTACAACAGCTTTCCAATCGGAAACATCGTACGAGCTTTCTTGCTCCTCTGCTATAACCAAGATAGATCCCATACCTCCTCTGACCTTTACATTTGTTCCTCGCGCCACCGCTAAACCGTTATTTCCAGTTGATGAACTACCTCTTGATGTCGCAGCACCATAATTACCAGCGGTCGCAGCACCACTATCACCAGCGGTCGCAGCACCACTATCACCAGCGGTCGCAGCACCATAATTACCAGCGGTCGCAGCACCTCTATAACCAGCGGTCGCAGCACCATAATTACCAGCGGTCGCAGCACCTTTATAACCAGCGGTCGCAGCACCACTATCACCAGCGGTCGCAGCACCTTTATAACCAGCGGTCGCAGCACCTCTATAACCAGCGGTCGCAGCACCATAATTACCAGCGGTCGCAGCACCTTTATAACC